CATCCTGAACAACGGGTTTGATAGTGCCTACACCGGCGGTGACGGCGTTGAACTGTTCTCTACCGCTCACCCCTTGGTGTCCGGTGGCACGAACTCTAACGAGCCAACCACCCCTGCTGACCTGAATGAGACCTCCCTTGAGGCCGCTATCATTCAGATCGCCGCTTGGACGGATGAGCGAGGACTCTTGATTGCGGCTAAACCCCGCAAGCTCATTATTCCTCCCGCTTTGATGTTCGTTGCAACCCGCTTGCTTGAGACGGAACTCCGTACAGCAACGGCTGACAACGACACCAATGCGATTCGTGCAATGGGTGCTATTCCCGAGGCCTATGCTGTCAACAACTACCTGACAGACACCGATGCATGGTTCATCCGCACCGATGTTCCTAACGGCCTTAAGCACTTTGTTCGCACGGCGCTCAATACGTCGATGGACGGTGACTTTGATACCGGCAACGTCCGTTACAAAGCCCGTGAGCGTTACAGCTTTGGCTGGTCAGATCCTCTGGGCATGTTCGGGTCTCCCGGCGCAGCCTAAAGGCAAAGAAAAAGGGGAAGGCAACTTCCCCTTTTTTTATTAAGCGTTTAAACTATCAATACTAGGATTTTGGCCCGTGCAGACTGACCTAGCAGACATAGTAGTGACGGCACGGGGATGTGCTACTACACGAAAGGATTGACATGGCTACGACCACCTTTACCGGCCCAGTAGTTTCAAACAATGGTTTTGTTGGAAACATTACTGGCGCTGTTGCTACCACAGAATTAACAGCCGCTACAACGCTGACTGCCGCTCAAAGCGGAACCGTTTTCTTCTTAAACGCCGCAACTGAGTTTGCAACGACCCTCCCAACTCCTGCCGCTGGTTTGTCCTACACATTCATTGTGAAGGCCGCTCCCTCGGGTGCAAGCTATACCATCGTAACCGCTTCAAGCGCAAACATCATTAAAGGTGTTCAAGTAACCGCTGAAGATGCTGGTGGTTCTGGCGATTCGGGTACGGCTGATGACACCATCACCTTTGTGGATGGTCAGGCTGTTGCGGGTGACACGGTGACTTGTATCAGCGATGGTACTTCTTGGTTTGCTTACGCTACGACGAAACTTGTTGCTGGACTTACATTCACACAAGCTTCTTAATTAGGAGGCTGTTATGGCAACGATGCAGTATGATGTTTGGTCGGTTAAGATCGGCTCAGACGCAGATTTTTATGTAGCGGAAGACACCTACGCAGGGACGCTTCCTCTGTCTCTGCCTATCTCCAATACCACTCCAGGACGCAACGGATACGGCTATAAAGTATCCATTACCTCTGTAAATGATGAGACTGGGGTAGGGTTTACCATTACAGGCACAAAGGTTGGCGACATTGGCGGCAATACTGTCACCGAAACGGTTGCTGGTTTAAACAACGACACAGCCTATTCAACGACCTATTTTTCGTCGGTGCAATCCATTTCCATTAATGCCAACACCACCGCCAATGTGACTATCGGCTATGGCGGCGATCTGGCATTGCCCCGCACACGGGTCAAGGGCTTGTACTACATTGCAAGCGCCAATGCTGGATCAATTGCCATTACACCGAATAGCTCCACCATCCCGGTGCTTGACATTGCAACCCCTGCCAACAACGTGGTGGTCAATAGCCTTTATATGGCGGCTGAAGGCGTGTTAACAGCCAACGGCTCCAGCAAGGACTATGCGGTTGTCACCAACACGAATGTGACATCCGTCACACTTATCTGTGGCTAATCATGGCTACGAAGCCCATTTCCAAAAAGACGATGGCCTGCAACAAGCCGAGGGCCACGCCAAACCATCCCAAGAAGTCTCACGTTGTGAAGGCTTGCGAGGGCGGTAAGGAAAAGATCATTCGTTTTGGTCAGCAGGGCAAGAAGGTTGGGACCGTGAGCGGAACAGCCGGAAAGCCCAAGGCGGGTGAATCCGAAAGGATGAAGGCAAAGAGGCGAAGCTTTAAGGCCCGACATGGCAAGAACATAGCCAAAGGCAAGATGTCTGCGGCTTACTGGGCGGATAAGGTGAAGTGGTAAATGGAGATGATGCTATGGAATGTCGTCCTGAGTGCAGGGGTTGCTGTCATGGCGTTCATGCTTAAAGGCAAGTTCGACGAACTGCAACGGTTGAGCATCTTGCTGAACCGGACCAGGGAGGAAGTTGCCCGAGATCACATCACCCGAGCCGAAGTCAAAGCTGATCTCAAAACCATCCAAGAGCATTTTGATCGTGGGTTTAAACGGCTAGAGGACAAGATTGATTCTCTGGTCCTGGAAAGGAAATAACAATGGTTATCGGCAGACAAGATCAAAGAACCCAAATGTTTGGAGACCGCATTGAGGCTAATCGACCCCTTACCGATCTTACTAATCGTGCTGGCATGTCTGGCTCTCTTTTAGGAACCCTCGCCCGTGCGGCAGAGATGGGTCAGGAAGAGAAGAAGATGAAGAAGGGCGGCAAGGTTGAGAAGGTCATGCGGGAGTTTAAGAAGGGTAAGCTTCACTCAGGCAGTAAAAAAGGCCCAGTTGTAAAGAGTTATCAACAGGCAATTGCCATAGCCCTTTCGGAAGCAGACAAATCCAAAAAGAAGAAAATGCAAAAAGGTGGACGCATCAACGGTTGCAAAATCATCTAGGGGATTGAATGTATCTGACAAGCAACATTCCATATTTCAAATGTTGGGTTAGAAAAGAGTTTACAAATGGACACCAGAATTATCACGGAGAGTACATACACGGCCTTGCTATTGCCGTTACAACGATCCCAGATCGGTGTCTTGGATTCCAGGTGGTCTTCACAGGGTGTGAGGCTGATGATGGCAGTCAGGAAAATGTTCATGGTGGGGCCATGTGGGCAAGAATGCCCATTACTGCTTTGGTGGGTGACATCCCGCTGGAGCAATGGCCTAACCGTATGCCAACGCATTTGGCACAGCCTTGGGACTGCAATTCGTACAACCATACTGTTGTTAAATTACAACGGTGTATGCCGTCACCGTGGAAGTGCAAAATCGGCGGAGAGTTTTACACCGGGCGGTATCTTTTCACGGTGGATTATGCGGAGAGCGATGTCTCAGAAGACCCCTCTCAGCATAAGCAAAGCCATGTCTTGATGCTGACCGATGCAGGCGAGTGGACTGGAAATATTGTGGCACTACCGAATAACCGGGTACGAGTCACCAGCCCAGCTTACTGGGTGACCGGTGAGGGCGCTCCCGACTTTAGGCCCAGTCAATGGATTCATTGTGCGGAACAGGACGATTCCTACATGGACCCAGAGGTCACCTTTAACAACCTGTACAAGGAGTAATTGAAATGATGAAGGCAAAAATGATGTCAGGCGGCGGCAAGATGAAGAAGGCTTATCAAGCTGGCGGCATGACAAAAGAAGGCGAAATGATGGGCCGTATGGGCCGTGGTATGGCTAAAGCCATGATGCAAAAAGATGAAGAAAAGATGCCGATGCAAAAAGGTGGCATGACCAAAAAAATGATGGCTGGCGGTGGCATGACTAAGAAGATGCAAGCCGGTGGCGGCGTGACTCGTGGTGATGGCCTTTCTAAGGTCAAGACCAAAGGGAAAATGGTCTGATGATGCCAAGCCGAGGGATGGGCGCTGTGCGCTCATCCAAGATCCCCAAAATGAAGAACGGTGGCTCGACATCCCGAGTCAACGAGGCTGGTAATTACACTAAGCCGGGGATGCGTAAGCGTTTGTTTGAACAGATTAAGGCTGGAGGTAAGGGCGGCGCTCCTGGGCAATGGTCAGCCAGGAAGGCCCAGATGTTGGCCCAGCAGTACAAAAAAGCCGGTGGCGGCTATAAGGATTAATCATGGCAACGGTTGAGGAGCTTTATCAGCAAATACTTGGACGACAAGCAGATCCAGGAGGCCTTGCATACTATCAAAACTTGTTTGGTCCTACGATTGAACCTGAAGAGGTGCAAACCTTTTTAGGTGGTGCTGTTGCTAGCGGAGAGGTTCAAGATGTGGGAAATCTTCAACCAGCCGCAACATCTTTTATTTCTAGTCTTCAGTCTCCAGTACAAAACATTAATTTACCCGCCCCAACACCTGGACCAGATCTAGGCCCAGCAACGGTTAATTTGCCAACCACACAACCAGTTGTACAAACACCTACCACACCGTCTACACCTATTTATCAGCCTCCTTATACTCCATCGACATCAACACCCACTACAGAACGAGGGATTGTTGGTTATGACGAGAGTGGCTCGCCTATTTATGGTGATGTTCCTGCAAAAGAAGCTGGCAAGCGTTTTGATGATGCGATTAAAGACCTTTACTGGGAAGTGTTAGGTCGTGAGCCTGACGCAGCAGGGCTAGAGGCTTATAAAAAAGCTTTTGGGTCAAAAATAAGCCCACAAGAGGAGCAAATTTTTTATAGAAATGCTTTTCCTGAACTTCAACAAAGAAACGACCCTCTTTACAATTTATATGCTCAAAACCTACAAAGAGCGCCAACCTTAGATGAGTACCGCAGTAC